TACATCCAGATGCAACCGCAGCGTCTGTGTATGCTAATGAGTGTTCCAAAGTAATGAAAAAAGTATAAGGAGTTTTTTATGGGTGCTGCAATTTTGATGAGCCCGACGATAGATGTTGGCCTTAATTCTTACGACCCGTACGCCTGCATTGGCGGCTTAATAAGTTTACGCCCAGGTAGTGGCGTCGTTAATTACGGGACAATTGTTTCTGTTAATTTGATTCTTACAAATAGCGATGTATTCACGGGTAATTTACTGCTTTATTTTTTTAGCGATCTTCCAGCTAGTAGCGTTGCTGATGGCAGTCCCGTATCGTTCAATGAAAATCTGGATATCCTTGGTGGCATGGGCATTCTCAAGGTTGCCAGCACCAATTGGATTGTTCTGGAAGATAGTTCTACATATCGCGGTGTTACCGTGCCTACGCAAATTGGAATGTATTGGAGAGTAAATGCAAACCAAGACAAGCCTGTTATTTACATGATGGTCGTTAGCGATTCTGCTGAGACTTTCGCTTCTGCTGGCGATGGTATATTTAAGATTGGCGTCTTAATGGAGTTTGGCAAGACGCCGATTTAATACAAAGGCATTAGCATACGGAGCGTGCAGATGCTTGAACCAGGAGATGTGATAGCAGCAATTGCAGGGAGTGTGATTGCTGAAGCTATCAGAAAGACAGACCCAAAGAATCCGCCTATGCCAAGGCAACGTATTACAAATGTGGCGGCAGGGCTGGCTTGTCCGGCCTTTCTGGCAAACACTCTTATTGCATACGCTAACTTTCAGAACTACCGCGAATCTGTAATTTTTGGCCTTGGCTGGTTTGGCGCTGCTGCTCTCAACTTGTGTTCATCGGTTATGAATGACGCCAAAAAACTAAAAAAAATACCAGTCATTGGCAAGTTCGTTCCCGATGACGAAGAACCCAAAGATACCCCAAAGGTGTAGCCATGGACACGTTTTGGTATGTGTTTGATTTGGTAACGTTTGCTTGCATAGCAATTGGGCCACTGGTTTATTATTACAGCAAGCGATCTGCAAGGTGTTTTGCTTGGGCGATTCGCCGAAGGTCGAGGTTCATACTAACATCGGCGTTGCTTGTCAGCACTGGCGCGTTCTTCAAGTTGTCGTCGATGTTCTGGGATATTCCAATCACACTTCCGCAGCAGGCAATGCTGAAGGGCGGAATGGCTGGCACTGTGCTACTTGTGCTGTGGCAGATGACCGCGCATTTGATTCGCAATAAATACTACGGCAGTAAAAAAGCGGCGGCGGCTGTGGCATTTGCGGCAAGAGTCGGCGAAGTTGCACCAATAGCGAACGACACGGCAGTTTACCTGGCAGTTCAAGAAGTTGGCCGGATGACTTAACACCAAAGAACAGATCGTGTACAACTAATTTGCCCGCGGCTTTGTAAGCTGCGGGCTGTTTAATTTACCCAGGGGGCTTTATGCGTGTGCAAGATTGGATTGCAAAAGCGGTGTCGCCGTTGGTGTTGCTGCTTGTGGTCGCAGCGTGTTCCGCTCAGGATTCCAAACTCAAATCGGTTTTTGGCCAGGTCAAGCAGGAACAGAAAACTACAGGCACGATTGCACTTGATGTAAAGAAATACGACGCATTCACGTACACAGACCCGGCGTACAAAGGCCCCGTCTCTTGGTTCGTCACTGGCGGCGCTATTGCTTATCTTGAAGTCGCAACGCCAACGGTTATCGCCGGGGAAATCCAAGGAGTTAATTCCGCTCCGCTCGCTGGGAAAATACAGACATACTCAGCGCCAGCCGGATCGCTTCTGATTCAAGGCATCGCCCCGGGCTCAGCAAAGATTTACGCATTGGGAATCATTGACGGCAAAGCGGTTCCTCTTCAGGAATACGTCATTGTTGTTGGTGGCGTCATCGATGATGATCCTGTCAAACCCGATATCAAGCCCAAGCCAAAGGACAAATCGCCAATTGCGGCAGATGGCTTGCATGTGCTGGTGGTCTATCCCGACAATGCCCCTGTCCCACAGGCCCAGTTCAATGTGATCTACGGGCAGAAAACCCGCAAGCTGTTGAATGAATTGTGCGCTAGCCCAGATGCGTACAGGATCTGGAAAGACAATGAAGTTGTCAGCGAAGAGAAAAAAATCTGGCAGGATGCTTACAAATTGCCAAGGCAGAGTTTGCCTTGGGTGATCGTCTCGAATCCTTCTAAGGGCGGCGGTTACGAAGGTCCGCTACCTGGCGAAGCTGAGTTTGAAAACCTTCTTCGCAAGTTTGGGGGCAAGTGATGGCGAGCGATTTAATTGTAATTGACGACAGTGTTAATTTTGCGGATGTAACCGCTGATGGCATGTGCCGTGGCTACGTGCCGCGTGATATGTCAATGTATCCTGTCGGCACTTTCGCGCCGCCAGCAAAGATTGATCTTATTCCGCGTGAACAGTGGCCCGACCTTGTTGCCGACAAGGCTCGCAACAAAAGTCGCCTGTCTGACATCCGCATGATTGGTGGCCCTGGTGGTAGTTACATCCCATCTCTGGACCAAAACGATCCAAAGTACATGAACACCCGCAGTCCTCGCTGGGGCTACTGCTGGTGTTACGCAACAGTCATGGGCTGCATGCTTATCAGAGCCCGCATGAACCAGCCTTACGTGCGTCTCTCTGCATTCGGTCTTGCTTACACAACGATGGGCGGCAAAGACCAAGGTGCATGGGGTGCGTTGTCTTTGGAAAATGCCCAGAAGTATGGCATTCCGACCGAAGCAGATTGGCCTAATTTTGAGCAACGCAGCAATCCAACGTTTAGCGGTCCCGCTTGGGAAAATGCCAAGAAGTATCGCCCGACAGATGCGTTTGTTGAGTTGGCCGATCCAGTTTACGACCGCGATCTTAATGCGGACCAAGTTGGAACGTGTTTGCTGAGAAACAATCCATGTATTGCTGACAAGAACGATTGGGGGCATTGCATCTGTTACATGGATCTTGTCGATGTGAATCCGCGATTGCCGGTAACAGACAATGCCCGCTGGGGTGTTGACTTCATTAACTCATGGGGGGATGAGTATTCGCAGCTTGGGGTTGGTCGTTTAGCTGGTCGTAAATGGCTCCCAGACAATTGCGTAGCTATTACGGGAGTCATGGCGGCATAGAGGTCTGACTATGCTACTTTTATTGACGGCAGTTTTGGCGATGCCTCCGCAGGCCCCGCCTGTGCGAGAGTGCCCAGCCCAGGCGCCAAGTGTAAGACCGCTTGAGCCTGTGGCGACAACGACAACAAAAATTGTAGCGCAGGGGTGGCATACCCATCGCTGTGCTAATGGGCACGAATGGTCCCATGCTGACACTATGCGTGGCAGTGTTGCAGAGCATACTTGCCCGCAATGTGGACAGCAAAGTTGGGTTCCTTCTGAGCGTGGGGTAAAAATCGTTTCTGCCCCGCTCATTCTTTTACCGTTTGTTTACCGAGGTAGTTCCTGTCCAAACGGGAATTGCCCAACAACATCAAGGCGTTAAGCCAGAGAGTATCATGTCTAAGCACGATGTAAAGCCAGCCACTGAAACCGAAGCCGCAGCCGAAGCTAAGGTTGCTGAAATTGCAGCTGCTGAAGTTGCTGCTGCAGATCAAGGCACACAACCTGTGGCAGCAACGCTACCGATCTTTGGCGCGAAATTAACCCGTCGCCAAGAGCGGGCAATGATGCGGTCGTTGCGAACTTCGTTTCAGACCTTTCTTATCAACAAGCAAGTCTCTGCCGATGAACTTCACACGGCAATGATGAAACTTGATACCGCCGCTGTGGCCCAAGTCTTTGCGATGCCGGAAGTGAGCGGCAATGTCGAGGTGATGCAATTCGTCGGTGAAGTCGCTGGCATGGCCGACGTCGGCGCAATCGATTGGTCGAGGGCCCTGGAATTGTTCCAAAAGTTTATTGCCTTCTGGCAGAGCCCGACCGGAAAAATGATTCTGCAATTGTTGATGCAGCTGTTGCTTGGGCTGTAGGAGTTTGGTATTGTTTCTGCATCCCACCCTTTCTTTCCGCGTGAAAGGGGGTGATCCTGTTAGTCGTTTTAAGGTGTACATGGGGCAGGGGTTGTTGGTGGGAGAGGGAAACAGCCTTTGCCCCATGTGTTATTCTGTGAACTATGCCCGCAAGCAAAACAGATCGCGTTCAACGCCAAAAGAAAATAGAAGCGAAAAATAACAAGATCCTCGCTGCGTCAGTCATTGAAAGGATTGGCGGCGAAGAGGCGTTGGTATCGATGTTTGTTGAGAATCTTGAAAGCAAAAACCCATACGTCAGAAAGCAGGCCCAAAAAGACATCTACGATATGGTCTTGAAATCCAACGTCGCTGATGAAGGCGTTGAGGTGATGGAAGACGATGATATCGAAGAAGAGTTGACTGGTTACGTTTCTCGCATCCTGATCGACATGAGGCAAGAGGATTATGCCAGGTTTATCGAGGATGTAAACGAGGCCAGACTTGAACGGGCTCGGGCGATTGACATGCGAAGACGGATACAGGCCGAAAAGGCTGAGGCTGAAAGAAAAGCGGAAGCACTGAAATCAACTGGTAACATATCTGTGAATGAATTGGCAGAACCTTCAATAAAGGTGGCAAGTGAAACTGGAAGTTGATCGTACCCCAGTTACGTTCGCAGAAAAAAACAGAATCCAATCGCTACTGAAAGAGAAAAGGCGCCGCGAGTGCGAGTCGCTTAGGCTCTACAATCCTCTACCAAATCAAAGACTGTTTCACCAAAGCCTTGCATACATCCGCCTGCTCATTGGTGGTAACCGTGGTGGAAAATCCCGCGCTGCTGCTGTTGAGTTTGCCAGGGCAATGACTGGCAGAGATCCTTACAAGAAGTACCCAGAGAAAGATGGCAAGTTCTATGTAGTTGGAAAGTCGCTTGCGCATATCGGCGACACCATTTACCCGTTGGTGTTTCGTGCTGGCGCATTCAAGATGATACGGGATGTGAATACCGGGAAATGGCGATCTTACAGACCGTGGGACGAAGCCGATCGTGATAATGCCCATCTTGTAAAGCCAATGCCTCCGCTGATACCGCCCAGGTTAATCAAGTCGTGGGCATGGGAGAATAAAGCGAAGCAGGAACTATCCCGAGTCGAATTGCACAACGGATGGCAGGCGTTGTTTTTCTCCGCAAGGGGTCGCATGCCTCAAGGGACATCTGTAAACGGTGTTTGGTTTGACGAAGAAATTGAAGATTCCAACGATGGGCCTTGGTTCCCTGAAATGTCCGCTCGTCTGATGGAAGACAACGGGCTATTCATGTGGTCAGCAACGCCGCAGTCTGGTTACGATCAGCTATTTGACTTGCATACCAAAGGTGAAATGCAAGCCGAAAGATACAAGCAGGATCCTGTAAACAATCCAAAGCCTGACATCGTTACGTTTTCTTTTGATCTTTCGGATAACCCGCATATTCCCACACAAGCGAAGATTCGTTTCCTTAGCAATCTGTCTGCTGAAGAGGCATCGATACGCGGGCAGGGTGATTTTAGTTTGGCACAGAAGAGGGTGTATCCTGAGTTCAACATGATTGACCACTCTTACCCACTGCCGCCAGGTAAGATTCCAAAGCACTGGACAAAGTACGCTTATGTTGATCCTGGGCATACTGTGTGTGCTGTTGAGTTCTTTGCCTGTCCTCCACTGTCAGAATGCCCAGAGAATCAGCCAATCGTGATTTGTTACGATGAGTTGTACATCCAAAACTGTAGTGCCAAAAAGTTTGGCATCATGATGGAATCAAAATGCAAAGGCGAAACATTTGAGGCCTTTTACATAGACAAACATGGGTCGTTACCAAGAGAGGCTGGTAGCGGTCGATCGATTTACGAACAGTATGCGTTTGAATTGAGGCAGAGGGGAATTGTGTCAAGGCTATCAGGGTCCGAGTTTATCTTTGGAAGTGACGACCGGAAATCAGGCGTGATGATGGTTCACACTTACCTGGAAAAGCGAGAAAGCGGCGGCGCAAGGTTCAGAATTGGTGTTCATGCTGACAATCCAAATGAAGCAAGATGCCCAAACCTTGTGCTTGAAATGAAGAAATACCGCAAGAAGAAAGTGAAAGGCGTTGTTGTTGATGACCCTGAAGATCGCGGCCCAACGCATACATGCCAATGCGTTCGCTATATGGCAATGTCCAATCCAAAATACGTTGAGCCCGAAGTAATCCAGAAAACTGCCCTTGATGATTTGTTTGAATATGTGAAAAACAAATCTATGCTCGGCCAAGGTTCCGGGGGCGGAATGTATAACTTTGGTCGTGGTTCCTAATTTTAACCTGGGGGTGTTTTATGTCGGAAGCAAACAGCGAATCGCGTAAATTGCTTGAGCCTCGCGTTGGCATGCTGGTGTTGCATTACAAAGACTGCAACCGGGCGAACCGTGGTGAAGCTGCGATTGTGACGGCATTAGGCATGCACGGCAGGGTAAGCCTGCATGTCTTTGGCAAAGGCAATGTAATGCCGACAGTGGTAATGGCTGCCGCGTACATGGAAGACTTGACCAACATCGACGGGATGGATCAGAAAACGAAACTGCCAATTAAAAAGGAAATGAGCCAAAACCAAAAGCAAAACGCGGGCGGATGGGATTTTACGGAAGAGACGAAGTTGATTGCGTCTTTGTGGGAACAGGTAATTAAACTGGAATCGTCATACGAAACGATCCGCAGGATATTACAATCAAAAAGTACACAATAGCAAGGGTGAAGCATGAGCAGCTTGTTTTTGCCGATCATCAACCTGTGGATGGCTAAAATCCAAGTTGCTCTTGAGGTGAAAGGGAGAAGGTTTCAGAAAGACGCATCCGAGTGCATGAACTTTTACACTGGGCCTTATGGCTTTCTCTATCAGGCTAATGGAGAAAGCAGTTCAGCCCGGAGTTTTATTCTCAATCACGGCGACGATAAAAACTTTGTGCCACCTCCCAAGCCTACGTTTGGGATGACACTAAACAAAGTGGCAGAGTTGGTACAGATCTTTGGCCCATCGCTTTACCATCGCAATCCTAATCGCCAGGTTAATCCAAGACGGCAAGAAATACTGGACAATGATACCCTGCAGTTAATCATGCAGGCATACCCGCAAATGCAGCCAGTGTTGCAGCAGTTGCAGGTTGCTGCCGTTAACCTGGGGGCTGAGGATCATATCCGCGCCAAGTTGATTGAGCCGTATTTGAACGCAACGCCAAACATGCTGGATCTGAAGTCGCATTCCCGCATGGCAATCGATGAGGCTCTGATTAAGGGCATGGGTCTTTTGTGGCCGATGGTTTACACTCCGCAGGGGGCCAGCCATAAGGTTGTTGGCAGTTTCTTTGATAGTGTTGATAACCTGGTGATCGACCCAGATGCGACATCGCTTTATAACGCGAAATGGATTGCCAGACGAAGAGTTCGCCCCAAGTGGGAAGTGGCTAGAGAGTTTGGCATAAGCATTGACGATCTTAAAGGCGCCGGGGTGGAAAGCCATACGGCGTTAGCTCAGGCATCGGCGGGCGGCATCAATGGCCAGATGGCACGTAGCCAGGGTATGACTGCCGACACCATCATTTACTGGGAAGTTTACAGCAAGTGCGGTCTTGGTAAGAATCTGCAGGATGCGAACGGGAAGGCATACATACAGGAATTGAGTGATAAGCTGGCTGGCGATTATGCGTATTTATGCGTTTGTGATGGCATTCAATTCCCGCTGAATTGCCCTCCGCAGCTGTTGCAGAATGAGGCCACTGAAGACACGACCAAAATGCTCCAAGGCCGATTCCAATGGGAGACGCCTTATTGGGCCGATGGCATGTGGCCTTTCTGTGAAATTGCCTTCCATAACATTCCCCAAGACCCTTGGCCGATGTCGCATATTGCGCCGGCCCTTGGTGAGTTGAAGTTCTTGAATTGGGTCTATTCAACCTTGGCCGGTAAGGTTCTCGTTACGCATCGTGATTTCCTTGTAATTCCCAAAGCGACCGCTGAAGAGTTTCGTTCGGCAATCATGAACGGTCGGGATCTGACATTGCTTGAAGTGGAAAACTCAATTGGAAAACCGATTTCCGAGTTGGTTAATTTCCTGCAACATCCGCCGATGAACAAAGACATCATGGTTGTGGCTCAGCAGATTGAGCATCTGTTTGAACAGAGGACCGGGCTTACAGAATTGAAGTACGGCATGTCAGCGAAGCAATATCGCTCCGCGGCTGAAGCTGAAATTAAACAGCAGCAGGCCGATGTTAGGCCGGAAGAGATGGGGAATAAGATTGAAGATGCCATGAGCAAACTTGCCAGGATGGAAGCACTGGCAATGCGTTGGCACCTTGCATCCAAAGACGTCTCGCCAATCCTTGGCTACCCTTCCGGTTATTTGTGGGAGCAATTTGTTACGCCAAAAGACCCGTCCGCAGTCCTGTACGATTTGGTTTACCGCATCGAAGCTGGATCCACTCGCAAGCCTAATCGTTCGCGCGATGCTGAAAACTGGACTGCCGTTATGCAGAACCTGATGCCCTTCTATCAGCAAATGGCAATGAATGGTAATCCTGGCCCATACAATACGATCGTTGCGGAATGGTCCAAAACCAAGGACATGGACGCATCTGGGCTGATGATTCAACCGCCAGCCCCACCGCCACAACAAGCCACGCCACAGGGGTAGTTATGCCGAATTATTGTTACAGTTGCGAACAATGCGATGGGATATTTGAAACGTTTGCGCCAATGAAAGACTGTGCCAAAAAGCAGCCTTGCCCGCAATGCAAGTCGCCTTGTGGCAGAGTCTATTTGGCGCCAACGGTTGTGAGTCCATGCACACAATTCACAACCGAGCTTACCGGGGGCAGGCAGTTTCACCATCCAATGCACCGCAAGCTGTACTTGGACAAAGCCAGGAAAGCCGGGGTTAATGTCGAGGGTCGGGTTTATTACCCAGAACTGGCAAGGTTTCAAGGCGACCCCAAGGCATGGGTCGAGTCGAGCGACGACATCAAGCGAGTTGCTACAGAGAACGGGTTCAATGTTGATGGCGATGTAAAAGTAAGAGCGAAGAGAGATATCCCGCCTTTGGACGGTGGCATTGCTGAGCATATCGTTGAGGCACGGGTAAATGAAATCCTAGAACAAAACCCCGGTATGAAACGCAGCAAGGCTGTTGAAGACGTAGTAAATCGACACGCGCCCCCAGGTAAGCGTAGAATTATCAAAGCCAAAAAGGGCAAGTCTAAAATTAAGGTGTAACGATGCTGTTTACTCTTGCCGACTTGGTTGAACATTTAGTGCAATACTCTGGCAATGATCCTACCGCCAGGAACGTAATAAATGCCAAGTCTGCAGCACAGACAGCAATCAAAGTCCTTGGCGCGTATGATTGGAATTGTTTGAAATCCAGTTGCATTGTTAACACAAACACCCCCTACCAAACTGGTAGGGTTGAAATCGATGCGGCAACGCGGCAGGCTACGCTTACTGGTGGCACTTGGCCAACATGGGCAGAGTATGGTTATCTGATTGTTCAATCGGTGGTCTATCAGGTTGGGGCTAGAAACTCTGGCAGTGTCATAACCCTTTCGCAAAACAATGGCCCACTTACTGACATCCCAGCCGACACGCCGTACATCATGCGGCAGGACAGATATCTACTGCCAGAAAACTTTGGATCAGCAACATCCGCCATCGCTCAGCCTGGCCTTTTCCCGTTGAGGTACATGAATCAGGCGACAATTTACACAGGCAGAAATTACCAAGTCGGGACAGGTCGCCCTCAGTATTTCAACGTCGCCAATGATCCGAATGCAATTCAGCGCAAGATGATGACAATTTGGCCTTCCCCAAACACAAACTACGCAATTCAACTTACATACAAGAAGAACATAGATACTCCGCTGATTCGCATGCAAACCGAGGGCACAGCTACTTGCACTGCGGCATCGACAACCGTTACTGGCTACAACACAAATTGGGACAGCAAGCTAATCAACAGTGTCATACGGCTTTCAAAGGATGGGAATAATTACCCCACAGGGCAGTACGGCGACAATGCAGCCTATGAAGAGTTGCTGGTAACTGGCGTTAATTCGCCGACAGAATTGGTTGTGTTGAATGCGCCGTCTGATACCTTAACAAACGTGAAGTACGTTCTGACGTCATATTTGGATCTTGATCCTCAAGTATTGAGCGAGTTTCTATTCAGGGAGTGTGAACGGCAGTACCGCATCTTGTGCCGCATTCCGCACACCGCTGAAGAAATGCGAGCCCGGGATGAGGCCTATGTACGGGCGAGAGAAACTGATAATGCGTACACTGGCGCCAAGGCTATGAGTACCGGCTACCGTGCTGGTCCGTTTGATTTCGTTACCCTGGTTCCTTACAACTAGCGCATGGTCAACAACGCTAAGGCTGTGCTTGTTATCCAAGACTTCACTGGGCTGCTTACCAACACGGGGCCCAGTGGTGGTGACAATCCGCCAGGTAGCGCGAGTGTACAGACAAATGCCATGAACGTAAGGGTTGGGGAGCTTACTTCCCGCCCAGGCTACAAAATAGTTCAATTCGAGGATGAGTAATGTTCCAAGGATTTCTGACCGCTGGCGTTGGTGGTAACTTGGTCGTTACTCTTGATCTGGCAGGTGTCCCTGCAAATCCTGATTCATCCCCAACGTTCCGCGTTTATGGCCAAAATGCTGTTGTCAGTTCCGGCAATGGAACCTGCACTGTGTTTGAGACTGGGACGATAACCGGGGCCACCAACGCAAATCCCATTGTCATTACCTCTGCTGGCCATGGACTGACGACCGGAACCGCAGTAAGAATTAGCGGAGTTGGCGGGAATACTGCCGCCAATGGCTTGCATATCATCACAAGCGCTGGCGCTAATACATTCACTATTCCAGTTGCTGGCAATGCCGGGTATACCTCGGGCGGGACATGGGTAACGGCAGGCCTTTACAAGATTCCCATCTTGGGGTCCATGCTGAGCAATCTTCTTGAAGGTTCCAATTATGTGGCAGTCGTGACCTGGGCGGAAAGTTCTGTAGCAAAAACGAAATCGTTTTCGTTTGGCGTTGTATAATCTCTGCCATGTACCTTGGTCGCTATCAACGTGGTTCAGAAATCTACATCACCCTGCAGGCGACCAAGCAGGATGGTGTAACCCCTGACGTTCCCGAATCCGCGCCTTTCATTCAAGTTTACATAGACGGAAACCCGCCTTTACTTCTGCAAACTGTTGTAATGTCTGCGTATCAGCCTGGAGCATTCCCGGGATCGTTCCGGGCAAGCATGTTCCTTGGCAATCTTTACACTTCCACTGGCGATCATTTTTGTGTGGTTAGGTGGGTCGATTCTGACGGTCTTCCATGCACCCAGGCATATCGATTTGAGTTAATAGCTGGCGGCGATGGTAACGGGTCGATAATATCAATGACAGAAGTTGTTAGGCCTGATGCAAGATATTTGTTATGCCAAACGGATGCAGGTAACCTGATTCGCCGCAAAAACCCACGATAGGTGTAAGCATGGATATCCAAGAGACGATCAAAGGCTGGGGCAAAATCAAAGCCACAGGTTTTTTTGATACTTGGATCTATGACCCGGACACGGACACCAAAAGCGATTTCAAACGGCACCGCAATTCAGCTACACTTGTTGGCCTGAATAGCATGCTGAGTACGACGTTCAACTCTGGCACACAGATAACGCTTTGGTATGTCGGGATAATCGATTCCGTCTCTTACTCCAACGTCTCATCTGCAGACACAATGGCAAGCCATGCTGGCTGGGCAGAGTTCACCGATTACGCGGCTGCCAATCGCCCAACGTGGACACCTGCGGCGCCAAGTGGTGGGATCATCTACAACACCACGGCGTTCTCGTTCGTGCTGACGTCCAACATGAATGCTAAGGGGATGTTCTTGGTATCGAACAACACAAAGGGCGGAAGCACAGGCACGTTGTTTGCGACCGCTCTTGGTGATCGCAACGCACTTTCAGGCCAAACCGTTCAAGGTGCTTACACAATCACGCTCACCCCAGGCTAATAATGGGTATGCCTGTCGCATTGATGAGCGGTCGATTTTTTGTTTTGCATCAAGACTGCTCCAAAAACATAGTTGGTCACTACTCCATTGATAATGGGGTAACGTACCAAGGCGCTAACGAATGTTTGAAGAGAACATTCACTGGCGGAACACAAACGCAGTGGTACATCGGCCTGATAGATAATGCTGGATTCACTTCGGTATCAATCAACGATACGAATGCACTTCACCCGGGTTGGGTTGAACACGTTCAGTACAGTGGCGAGCGTAAGTTGTGGGATAACAATCCCGCAGCAAGTTGCTTGGTTACAACCAACATTCCTGTTGTGATGGCAATAACGGCTGCAGGGGCAGTACGCGGAACATTTCTTGCAAGCAGGTCGCAAAGGGATAACAATGCCGCAGGGGTTATCTACTGCACAGCGACCATTAACCAGACTGCTGGATTTGCTGTTGCTGTAGGTGATACACTAACGGTAACTTACGTGACACGAATTACCAGGGATCGCAATGACCAATAACAAGATTGCATACGAAACCTCGCGGACAATCACAATCACGCTTGATGGCGGGCTTGCCAGTTCCGCCGACTTTACCGCAGGTCGCCAAAGTACATTGGAATCAAACAGCACAGATTTGGATGCCGACTATCTTTTGTTTGGTGAAATAACTGTCGGGACGTCTCCTGTCATTAACACCCAGATTCGTGTTTACTGTTTTGGCTACGATGCTGATGTTTCCTACCCTGATACGTTTGGCGCAACAGATGCCAACGTAACTCTCAGCAGTGCTGGCGCAGGTCTTTCGTTTTTGAAACTGGCAGCCATCTTGAATGTCGATACGACCACAAGCGACAAGACTTACTCGTTTGGTGCTGTCAGTATTGCCAGTCTGTTTGGTGGAGTTATCCCGACCGATTTTGGTTTCTTTGTCACCCACAACACCAACGTCAATTTGAACACTACTGCCGCCAATCATAAGTTGATTATTCGCGGCGTCTATTCGACCAACGGGTAATTTGCTGCAAGCTGTCAATGCTTCAAACAAAGGGTTGGCATGCCAAGCAATAACAAATACGCCTACGCTTCGTCTTACCAATTCGGCATTGGCTTGCATAATTCCGTGGCGAGTTCTGCAACGTTTGTTGCTGGCAGGCAAAGCGACTTGGATTACATTCAGATCATCCTTGGCGACAATATCAATTACGAGCTTTACGGGTTTGTAACGGTTGGAACGTCGCCAGTTGCTAATACGCAGATTAGGGTTTATTGCTGGGGCCTTGATGACGACATTGGATTTCCTGACACTTT